GAAAGCCCTCGAACGTTGGGGGCTTTCGATCGTTGATGCGACAAGCCCCGGGATTAACCTCGGATGCGCCCTTCAGCTTGTGCCGCGGTGAGGTCGGCTTCGGTGGCGCGATACAGGTCTTCACGACCGGCATAGAGCCCCTTGCGACTATCATCGTAGAATTTGCTGATTTGTGCGCGGGTGTAAGTTGGCTTGTTCGCGGGCATCCCTGTATCACCGGGTGCCGGCCTTGCCCTGCCAGGAGCTGCTAACGTGTCCAGAGAGACTGCTGCTTGGCGAGGAGGAACAAGATTAGGGTCTTGCTGCTGTCGCTCTTGCGGCGCTGGATTGTACGAGCCCGTGGCGTTTGCTTCCGCGAGGAAGTCTTTGAACAAAGCGACGATCTTCGGGGCATCTGCGCCGCTGAGTGCCTTGTTCAATATCTGTTGTCGTACCTCGCCTGTGTAAATATTCCGTAAAGCCAGCCACGCTTTCCACTGGGTGGTCGCGTTGATCTGGCGCCAGTTCGGGATCGTCTGGGCAACCGAAGCGAACAAATCCCTTTTGACAGAAGAGTTTACGGTCTTTTGCAGGGACTGGTTTTGGGCCCTCAAATCTTCCAATTCGGGGGCAATTGCGGCCCGTGCAGCCCGCTGCGCGACGTCCAAGAAGTCGTCGCCGTAGGTGTTTCGGTCCTCTTCCGTGATCAACTTTCCGTGATCACGACGACTATTTTGCTCCAGAGGCGGGGCTTGCTGGGCGGCAGCAAGGAGCGACTGCGTGGTCATCAGCTCGCGCGCGAGCTGGCGCATCTGCTCCTCCATGGCGCCGTTGGCCTTGACCTGGGCGTTGAAGCGACCCTGCATCGACAGGAAGCGATGCTTCCATGCGTCGGCAGAGACGTCGTTGTCGGCCGGTTGCGCCACGGCCGCGGTGTTCTGAGTTTGTGCCTGCGCGGCAGCTTTCTCAGCGGCTACGCGATCGGCTTCGGCTTGAGCTGCCGCAGCCGCCGCAAGAGCAGGGTCCGGCGCAGCTTGATCTGGTTGTGGGATAGCTTCCTTGAGGGGAGCAGCCGACTGGTTGGGGTCCTTCGGATAAAACTGTTCATGGAGTTTATCCACATTGGCGGCAGCGGCTTTGACGTGTTCGGGGATGCGGACGTTCGGATCGATTGAACCGTCGGCGAGTTGCTGGTTCTCAGATGGCATATGCGTAACTCCGTGTTTGCGCTATGGGCCTGTTACAGGCGCAGAGGGCGGTTTAGCTGGCGGTTGGGCGCGAAGCTGGCAGTATCTGAACGTGTCAAGCAGGTGCAGAAACGCCTGGGCTTTTCCTTGAGCGACGAGGACTTGATCCTGTGGCGCGCTCACTACTGCCACAGTAATTTCGGTTGAATAGGCGTCGAAAACTTCGACAAAAGCGTCCCAGTCCTTCGGGCTGGCAGCGCGAAGGCGAAGGGCACATTGGGCGAGTACGGCTGTCGGCGTCATGCGATCCCGTCGCCCGACCAGCTTCCCGACCCAAGGTCGGTGTTCGCTGGGGCCGGCTGAGCCATTGGGGTTGCTTTGCCGTAGGACTGGAATGATGCGGGTCCACCACCGGTGGCTGCTCCCGGCAGCTCGCGCTGGCTGGAGCCCTTGTCGGGCGTGTTGTCGAGGGCGCTGGGCTTAGAGCCCCCGACCTTGAGCGGTGTCATGTGCTTCTTGAACATCAGATGCCTCCCAGCTCGTTCGCAGAGCCAGTCGTCATGCCGAAGGGATCGGCAGGGGGTGATGCGGGGGAGGCCACTTGCGGCACGCCTTTGCCGTAGTCCCGGGTATTCTTTTTGGGAATACCGCGGGGCTTCGGAGCTGCGCCCGTTTCACCGACCTTGGAGACGTTGCCGATCTTCGGCGCCATCTTCCGGATCGCGGGGCCCATGGGGCTGATCGCGGCCATTAGCGCGCGCCGGTTTGACCAGCGGACGCGGGAACGGCGCCTTCGTAGCCGAACATCTTGGTCGAGCCGCCCTTGGCGAACTTGTCCCCGCTATTTTCGGGGTCCTTGTACGTCTCGCCGGGGGTCGCGGTGCCAGCGGCATCGCTCGGAGCGGTCGTGGTGCGATCGCCCTTGCCGAACATCGGGGTGGTGCCACCCTTGGCGAAGTCGGCGGCTTTCTCATTCTTCTTCAAAAACGCGGCCATGTGGCCCTCCATCGCTAGGATTAGCTGATGGAGGGACCCTGAGGCTTTCTGCTTAAAAACTACTTAATAAGGATCATCAGCTCCTCGGGCTTCGGGGTCACGCAAGCGTGAATACCCGTGATCTCGCCAGCGAGGTTGATCCGGTGGCTGAGCCATTTCTCGTAGGGCTCGTTCAGCTTGTAGGGGCAGGCTTCCTCAATGAAATAGCGGCCACCCTTGGCCAGCGCCGGGGTCAGCATGTTCGCCAGATGGAGCTGCGGCTCGGGGTCGTGGACGGCATCGTCGACGATCATGTCGAACGGCCGGCCGACATTGAAGTCGATCAAGGCCATTGACAAAGACGCCACGTCGTAGGCGTCGGCCAGCGCGGTGTGGATGCGCGGCTGGTCATTGAAGATGAACCGGCTGTCGTTGTCGATGCCGTAAATCTCAGCGTTGGGGAAATACTCCCGCCACACGAAGAGGCTGGCGCCGACTACGTTGTTCGGAATGTCGCGATAGCCGCAGATGCCTACCTCGAGGACTGCCTTGACGTCAAAGCGACGTGCTTCCATCGCCGTGGCATAATAGGCCGTGTAGCCCCACGTCCCTTTATCAGTGCCAAAGCGTGTAAACAGGCTCTCTAAATACTCAACACTCATGATGGTTCTCCAGATACAGGATCATTACACTAACTCCAGATTGTTGAACATGCTGACGTCGTGATCAGCCTTATACCACTTGAATTTCAGCTTGCCCTGTGCTTCGACGCGCGCCCAGGTGTTGACTTCCCACTCGACGTTCTTCGTCGAAGAAATGTGTTTGCGCGCAGCAACGCGGCAAGCGTAGTCGAAGGCATCGACCTGTTTTTTCGGGACGGCGAGCATCGATCCGCAGAACCGCCAACAAGGATAAGCGCTCTCAACCACCTGAGGTCGGTCCCAGCAGCCGGGCGCGTAGATGGCTTTGTCATCGACCTTCTCCATGAACTCATAGATGGCCTGATTGTTGACCCCCGGCAGTCGGAAGATGCCGTAGTCGACCCACACGAGCACGTCGGCCTCCGGGTCCTCGTTCGAGGCCTGGACCAGCCATGACGTCTTCTGGTGGTTGACAGCGTGGTAGGCGAGCGTGTTTTTGCTCGGGTTGTCGTGCTTCGACGACGCCGGCACGAACGGAAGCCCGTTGATGTATTTCATCATCCACAGGTCCGCGGGGTGCTGGTAGAAAGCCTTCTTCCGCACCGGGACGCCGCTGAGTTTTTCTCCCAGCTCGCCATATTCGGCGGCGGTGCGCGGGTGGTTCGGGATCGGTACATAGGCCGTGACGATCTTAGTTCTCATGGAATTTGTACGTCATTCGGGCCACCTCTTCGACGGCCACAGTTGCGACCCAGGCTTCCGCGTCGCGGACACCAAAGGACAGGATCAAATCTTTGTGATTGGGGTGGTAGCAGAGCCCGGTGCAGAACTCGATCTGTCGATCGAAGAAGACGAAGGGGATGCTGAGGCGCTTGAACTCCATTTCCTTGGTGAACCACGCAAAGCGATGCCAGTAAGTCCGCTTGCCGCTGTTCGGGTTGACGGAAGCCTCATGGACCACGGCCATGTAGCCTCCCTTGAAAGGAATAGCCTGCGATCCACCGCTGATCTCTCCGACATATCGGCTGCTCGTTTTTTTCGTCTCGGTGCCATCCTGATGACGGATGCGATCAAGTCGATACACGAAGTCGTGTCCGGTGCCGATCGGCATCCAGTTCTTCTCGATCGAGTGCTCGTCGGTCAGGATTTCCATGTCTCGCGTGTGCACGAACGTGTCGTTGGCGCTGTCGCGGACGAGGCGCCCGCGGATTTGCTGGGGCATCCCGGTCACACACTGCTCGCGCGCGCAGGCGATATAACACAGGTCGCCCTTGTGTCGGTAGAGCCGCATGTCCTCGAGCCCGAGCACCATGTCGTACTTGGCTTCGGGACGGTCCCACAGGATTTCGGCACGGTGCTTGATGCGCAGGTCTTCGCCTAACTTCACGAGGAAGTTCCGTGTGTCGATGGTGTCTTCGTGACAGGTCTTGCCACTGTTTTTGATGATGTAGCGGCCCATGTCGTCCATGACGTAGTTGACCGCGCGAATGTTGCAGAGGATTTTGCCGTTGCACTCCTCCACCGATGGGTTCATCGCGGTGTAGCCGTCTGGCAGCGGCAGCTCGAGGCGCTTCGGCGCGAACGACGTGCAGTATCGGCTCAGTGGCTCGAGATGCCAGAAGAGGTTCGATTTGCAGCTCCATCGGAGGTTTTCTGGGCACGCTGGATCAAGCGCGAGAGCGTCCGTAATCGGAAACGTGCCTGGGCGCTCTGTCTCGTCGTAAAATCCCGCGATCGAATACTCGTAGCGAGCACCATGAGAATAAACAAAATCGTTGACGAAAAGGAAATCATTTGGCCGTGGGATTGCGAGAGCGCGTTTTGCGAAGGTGAGGGCGACATGTGGCTTATCTTTTTCTCGGAAGTGCATAGCGAGCGAGTGGAGTGGCTCGGCGCGGCGTGGGCGCATGTTGTAGGCCTCGAGCATTGAGGCGACGTAGGCATCGGTGTCCCCCATGTCGCGCTCGCACTCGGCAATCATGAACTGCGCGAAGTAGGCCTCTTCGTCCCAGGCACCCAGCGCGATGTGCTGCCGATACATCCGGATCGCGTCATCCGGACGGTTGCTATCCTTGTACGTGTTCCCGAGATAAAACATGTAGCGGCTGTTGTTCGGCTCGTCAATCAGGCCCTGCTCGAGCAACGCAATGTCGCGCGGGAGTTTGTCGGTGCGATTGGCGCCATCGGCATGGTCAATGAACCGGGCGCCTTCGACGACACCGTTGGTCGGCACGTCGATATATTCGTGCGTGACCCCGCGGTAGGGGTTCTTTGGCCAGTCGAGATTGATGATGCGGGTGTTCGCGTAGGTGACGGAGCCGCCGGTCTGCCACAGATTGAGCGCGGTGACGCTGGCGTTGAGCAGCAAATCGAAGGCCTTGGGGTCCGTGACTTCCAGCTGCATGTCCGCGTCCATCATGAGCGCGAACTGGCACCAAGGCAGTGATTGGTGCTTCCGGTGCATCTGGGCGAGTGCATAAGCGTCGTTGCGCGCCGTGGAGAAGTCTTTGAATGTCCCGTGACCGATCATCACCGGCACATCGAACTCGGCACAGACCCGGGTGATTACTGCGACAGTATCGTCGGTGGACCCGGTGTCGAGAATGGCGACGGCCTTGACATAGGGGAGAGCGGAGACGAGAGCGCGTTCGATCCGCGCGCCCTCATTCCGGACGATCATGTTTAGGCAAAGAGATGGTTTCACAGGTGCTCCTCCAGATATTTGACGAGCGCGCGTAGCCGAAGAACATCCGCTATCCCGCCTTTCCCCGCCGCATGGTTGCATCCAAGACAGAGAATACCCCGAATATCAGATCGCCTGCACGGGAGGGGACCAGCATGATCAGTGTGCCAATATCTGCCGCCCGGTGTCGTTGACCCACACACAGCACAGGCATGGCCCTGCGCCGTGAAAAGATCGTTCCACTCTTCGGTCGTGATCCCGTATTTCTTTTTGAGATTATAATTGCGGTCATAGACCCGATGCCATACCGGGTTACGCACGCGAAAGCGCTGCGTTCGCTCGACTTGGGATAAAGACATAGAGCAGTCCTGAGTTGGGGTTCAGGGGAAGATTAACGGTTGATGCTAGGTCCACCGGACGAGATTTTGAGCCACGCTCCGGTGATGCCGTAGAAGATGCCCGTTTGGTTCGTGCCAGTCAAGCCCGTCACGCCGGTATATCCTTGGCCCGTCATGCTCGCGATCCCAGTGCCATTGTTGGCATTCCAAACGGCGCCAGCGATCCCGGGGTCGACGCTCGGGGGTATCCAGAGGCCGGAAGCCGGACCCAACGGGCCCTGCCATTCGCCTTTCTTGCCGGTGCCGCCGGTAAGGCCAGTCGGTCCGGTTGCGCCGGTCGGGTTCACACCGTTCGGTCCAGTCGGGCCGGTCGAGGCACCAGTCGGGCCAGTCGGCGCGGTGGTCTGCGCGTGACCCGTTTGTCCGGTGGGACCCTTCTGCGGTCCCGTCGCACCCAGCGGGCCGGTGTTGCCGGTGTTGCCGGTGTTGCCGGTGTTGCCAGTAGGCAACTTGGGGCCAGAGATGTTCGAGTTGGCCGGGCCGGTGACGCCGGTTGGTCCAGTCGGAGCCTGTCGCGGGCCCGCGGGCCCGGTCGCGCCGGTCGGACCTGTTGCGGTCGCGGTGGTAAGAGCACCCGCCACACCCGTCGGTCCTAAAGCACCGGGGATGTTCTTGGTGTTGATCAGGTCGACCACCTGTTTCAGGATGGCCGGGATCGTGCTGTCGTCGTAGGTGTCGCCCGCCACGATGGGGGCAGTCGGGCCCGTTCCCACAAATTGCGGGGGAGCGGGTGCGATCTCGACGCCGAACACCCGATTTTGAATGATCGGGGTTCGCGGTGATGCGGGAATAACTACAGCCATTTCAGCCTCCTATTAGCCGGCCGAAACAGTGAGGACACCCGCGTTGTTCCAAACCGCGTGGAGAACGTGCGGATCGGCAGTGGGCGGGATGAAGGTCACGACAACGGTACCTGTCGGCCCGGTCGGCCCGGTCGCACCGGTCGGTCCAGCGACACCGGACGGGCCTTGCACGCCGGTCGGGCCAGTGAAGCCGTTGGCGCCGGTCGGGCCAGTCGGAGCTGCAGAGGGGCCAGTGAACGCGGCGCCAGTCGGGCCAGTCGGGCCAGTCGCCGGGCTGAAGCCCGTCGGGCCAGTCGTTCCGGTGTTGCCGGTGTTACCTGTGGGGCCAGTCGGGCCAGTGAGGCCGGTGCCAGCCTGCCCAGTCGGGCCGGTGTTACCAGTCGGGCCGGATGCGAGGCCGCTCGGCCCGGTGTTACCGGTGTTGCCCGTGGAGCCAGTGGTCGACCCCGCGGCGCCGGTCGGGCCGGTGGCCCCAGTCGGACCTCCAACGGAGCCGTTGTTGATGACTGCTACGACTTGTCCGAGGACGTTGCCAAGCATATTGCGATCGTAGTTTCGGCTCGAAAGAATGGTCCCAACCATGATAGTCCCCTGTCAGTTTTATACTGGCCTCACCAAAATCGGTGAACATGCTCATGAGAGTGTCTTAGGTCCGTTAAAATGTCCTTAAGAGCCGGTCGGGCCGACGTAGCCCGAAATGAACACAGTCTTGTGGGCGCCGGTAAAACCGGCGCCGTCTGCCGCCAGCGGATAGACGCGCTCGAGTATACCGCTCGGCCCTTTGCCTCCGGTGTATTGAAGCCACGTCGCATGTCCGCCAGAAAGTCCGCTCATGCCAGTCCAGATGTTAACACCCTTCATGGTTCCTGTAGGTCCGGTCGGACCCGCGAGCACGATCACTGTTTTGAGGGTCCCGGCCATTAGCCTACGCCCCCGGTCACGGGCATCGCGCCTTTACCGGGTTGACTTCCGGTCAAATGCGTCTGCGGACCCATCGATTGCGACAGCTGGCTGGGCTGATTGCCCTGTGCCTGCGCCGCGCGCTGCTGTGTACCGTCGTTGGGGTGCGGCTGCTGGCCCAGGTCCATGCCCGGGTTGTTCGTGGCGTTCTGGGTCGGCCCGGTGCCCGGGGTGCCGACGTGCGCCGGCGGTCCTTCGCTCATGCCTTCGGTCATCGCCAGCCGGCCGGCGGTCAGCTCGGTGGTGATGCGCTGGACGCCCGCTTCGACGCCCTTGACAACCGCCTTCTGAACTGCCGCGTCGATCTCGCCGCCGCCGTTCTGGGCCTGCTGCTTCTCGTCCTGGGCCATTTTGTCGATCTCGTCTTGCGACGGGACGATCTCTTCACCCGGCATACCAATCGTTGTGGACACGGAGCGGAGCACAACGGCACGGCCCTTGATCCCCATGATCTTCTGGTCGGTCGGGTTGTTCGTCGCCGTCAAGAACTCGATCTGGCGCTGGCGCAGCGTCTCGCGCTGGATCGCGACGTTCACACCCTGCACCGTTACACGTTCTTCGCCAGTCAGCAGGCCGCTCGTATCGGTCAGCATAAGCAAATCGAACAGCTGCAACATCGTGCCTTCGATCACATCGCGATCGATGTTTGCACTGACGGTTTGAAGAATTTTCGAAGCGTTGCCCATCAGCATCGCTAGGCCCGAGGCGGTCCTGCCCGCACCACCACCACCCTGCCCACCGACATATTTCGGGATCGCCGATACGTCGTCCGCAATGCTCACAATCTGTTCGTAGACCTGCATCAGCTGCTGGGCATTGCTGCTCGGCATGAAGAAGCTGATCGGCTGTTTCGAGCTGCTCGTCATCGGGTCCGAGCGGACGTGCCAGCGCTTCCATGGGTAAAGGTCCTCCCCATTCTCTTCTGGCGCGAGCATGTCGTCGTTCACGACAACTTGAGGTCCCGACGCGATCGAGATGTTGTTAATCAACGATCGCAGAGTAGCGTTACTAGCTTCTTGCAGGTCGGCAAGAAGGTCCGTCAGCCCGTTGCCGACGGGCGTCCCTGGAACTTTCTCGAACGAAGTGATGAAATACGGATGACGCTGACGCGGAGATGGGCTCAGATGGCACTTGATGACGTGGGAACCAATAATCCAGATTTGGACGTGATAATCGCGCAGCTGATCTGGTACGACCATGCCGTAGTCTTGGAGCATGCGGCCCTGGATGTTGCCGTTGAACTCCATCATCGAGATCATTCCCGACCTATTCCAAGCTGGGTTTTCCCGGCTCTCCAGTACGCTGCGCTCCGCGTCAGTGGTGTCCCAGTTGTCGTAGAGCCCCCCACGGCCGAACTCGTCGAGCACGGCCAAAATCTCGCTCTGATTGTAACCGGGAAGGTCAAGGAGATCATTCAGTTCGCTTCGCGTAACCCGCAGCTTTTCGATAACGTTCGCATTTTCGATATCCGCGACGCCTGGGGTGAACCAGATGTCAAATGGCGACACGCGGTTCCAAGTTAGCTTGGGCTGCTGCTTGACTTGCGGCGGCCCGCCGTTCGGTGGCCACACGACAGTCGGAATTACCTTGACAACCGGGCCTTTGATCACCGCGAACGGGAAGATCGGCAGGTCGACAAGGAACTCCGCGAGCGCGTGGTAGTAGCCCCCCTCCGTCAGCATGTCTTGAATTTTGTCGCCGGCGTCGCGCGCTTGCGAGACAGCCTTGCGTTTGGCGGCGTCTTCAGCCTGCTCGATCAGATTGCGCTTGCGTTCCGCGAGATCGCTCTGCTGCGGCGGCTGGCCTGTGGTCTGCTGCACGCGCTGCGCTTCCTGCTGGATCAGCTGGTCGATCGCCTGAGCGATGCCCGGCGGCACCTGGGGCTGCTTCGGCGGCGCCAGTGACCACGGGATATCTTGGCCCAGGTAAATGTCGCGCAGCAATGAGGAAGCTGCTCGGCACTTCTGCGCAATCACTCGCGCGTAGACAGTTGAGCCACCCCATTTGGTGATCTCCTGCAGCTTGGTTGGGTCGTATTGACCATTGAATGCGCGCAGCGCGGCGAGCATGCGGTTGCTCCAGCCTGCTACGGTGTTGCGGTGGTTCCGGAAAATCTCGAACTGCGACTTGACGTAGCCGGCGAGCTGTGGGTACTGCGGCTGAGCGGCAGTCGCGGCAGTCTGCGCAGCCGCTGCCTTGGCGGATGCCTGATCAGAAAGCTGCTGCTCCAACTGTGCGGGCGGCGTGAACTGGATGACGCCATTTTGGCCGAGATCAGACATTTTTATACTCGCGCTGCGGTTCGAGTATAACTGACCCGGTTCCCCTAAGAACCCGTTAACGGCCTTGCGTCTACCTGTTGTGGTCAACAACAAGGAGCGGCGCAATGAACGCGGATCACAGCCTCAGTCAGTGGTTGGGCAACACGATCGGGGCAGGGACACTGGTGGCGACCTGGGTAGGGTGGTTGCCGACCATCGCCACTATGATCGCGTCGGTCGTGGCCCTGATCTGGTACCTAATTCAGATTTCCGAGAGCGCAACGGTACAACGTTGGGCCCAAAATCGGCGTATCCGCAAGATCGCCCGGCTGAAGGCTCGAGTGATAATGCTGGAAGCGAAAGGCCTCGCGCCCTTGCCCGGGCCGGAAACTGGAGGAGCTGCGCTCCACTAGGTCCATCCGGCAGAGCTGATGGCTTGTCTTTTCTTGGTTCGCGGTCGAAGTCGTCGGGTGATCTCTGGGACGACGCCACCGTGAACAACAGAAGCAACGTACTGCAGATCATCAGCCACATGCGAGAACCCTTCCTTGTCGGTCTTGTCCGGAACCGTCCGGAGCGCGCCGGTTTTCATTTTGGTGAAGCGATAGCCGCCGCTCATGGCGCGGCACAGGAACGGGCACCCGGCCCGCGAGATCAAGAGAGTGGGGCCGCCGTTGGTCTGGCGGGACAGGAGCGCTTCCACCGCGCGCAGCCGCGGCTCGATATCATTCGTCGGCGCCGGGAAACAGGGGAACCCCAAACGAAGTAGGGCATCGAAACAGCTCTCCTCCCCAATACTCCCTTTGGCAATCCCGCTCGGATCGCCAACGACCGCTACCTTCATTCCAAGATATTTTGCTCCGTAGAGGCGCGGACGCAGATTTTGATTGACGTGCTTCTCGAGCCCGACGTTGGTCCCGGGCACCTCTTCGTGCACTAGAAGGCGTCCTAAATGATCCATCTGACATATCAGCGACCAAGGGTTTCGGCCAAAATCTTGGCCAATGAGGAGAGGATAGCTTGGGATGATGAGCGTGTCATCGACGATGTGAAAGTCGGATCGAAAAGTGTTTTTGAAGACCGCGGCTCCTGAAGGATCGTCTCCGTACTCGGCCTTGACGTAGCGGCGCACCCAGTCGCTGTTGTCGCCGAACTGCTCGACAAAGCGCTCATAGTACTTCCTCCCCTGCGCGACCCTTACCGGATGGTCGATCGGCAATTTTATACTCTCTTCGTTTTGCACCAGCCAATTCAAATTCTCGGCATCGGGCGACAGGCCAGACGGCTGCTTGAAAATCTGAATGTCCGGCGGCGGGTTCTCCATATACTGGTGCCACGGCGTCATTTCCGTCGGGAAGTTAGTATCCGCAATCCAGCCGTGCCATGTCGGAGTGCCCTGCGCACCCGAGGGATAGCGGCCCAGACGGCCGGACAAAGGACCAAGCACATCAAGGTCCATTTCGATTGCCTCCGAGAGCCACGCGCCTGTGAGCTGCATAGAAAGTAAGCGAGCCTGATCCTCTGCATTCTCGAGGGGAATAAAGACCCACTCAGAGCGAACGTCACCGAATTGAACATGGAACACTCCCTCCGACACCTTCCACAGCCCGAGGCCGCCAAGCCATGCTTGACAGTCCTTGAGCACGGTGTCCTTCAGCTGCTTCAGGGTTTGCCGGACGATAGCGTGGCGTGTGTATCTATACCCATCGGCGCCCGGCTTCTGCTCCATCGAGCGGCGCAGCATTTCGATCACGGCAGACGTGGTCTTGCCGGACCCAACGGGCCCAGCGATCACGCGGCCGAACGCTTGGCTCGCCATGAACTGCGCGCAGGTGTGCGGGGCTTTGTAGTTGATCCCCATTACATCCGCCCTAGGTATGCGTCGGCATCGGCCCTCCGCGTATCCGTAAACTCTTGCCACGAGCACCATGGTTTGGCGGTCGTCATTGGCTGGAGTTTTCCCTCGAGATAGACTTGCCAATGCGCAGTAATTCCGTGTTCCGGATGGGTGAACCAGAGCGCTTGACTAGGTCTTGAATAAGGCGCGCGTAGTGTGAGGTGAGCATACTCGTCGTAGCCTTTAAGGCTGTTGTTGCAAATGAGGCCCGGCAGCGTGATGTATTGGTGCCAATGGCCAATG